ATGACCCTATATAGAATGCTTCAAAGACGTGGTACTGCCAGCCAATGGTCTACTGCAAATACCGTTTTGGGTGTGGGGGAAATTGGATTTGCCTTTGACACCAATGTTATTAAAATTGGCGATGGAACTACTGCATGGAACTCACTTCAATCCCTTGATGGAAAATCTGCTTATGAGTTAGCTGTTTCTGGTGGTTATAGCGGAACTCAGTCTCAATGGCTGGCTTCTTTGGTTGGCCCTAAAGGGGACAAGGGAGACACTGGAGATACTGGGCCTCAGGGGCCAGCTGGAACAAACGGAACCAATGGAACAAATGGTGCTACAGGACCAGCTGGACCAATGTATCCAGTAACAATTTCTACAAACTTGCCATCAGGTGGAAATGACGGAGATCTTTGGTTTAGGTATGAGGCATAATGCCATTTTATGCAAAAGCTCAGCCATCTACTGGCGTTCCTAGGTTTATGCGTCTTGCACCTTCTGTAAAAATTCAGGGTGTATGGAAGCCTGCCAAACAGGCATGGGTAAAAGTTGCTGGTCTTTGGAAACAATTTTACTTGGCAGGTGGAGTAAGAGATTCTAACTTTAACCCTAATAGCACAACCTATAACCTAGACGGTTCTGTTGAAAAAATAGTTATTCAGCCAGACGGAAAAATTTTATTAGGTGGTATTTTAACAAGTTTTAATGGTACACCAATAAAACATATTGTAAGGCTTAATGCAGATCAGACCCTAGATACAACCTTTAACCTAAATATTGGATCAGGTCCAAATTCGAGAGTAAATGCCATAACGATTCAATCAGATGGAAAAATTCTGGTAGGAGGCAGTTTCTTTGCATTTAATGGGCAATCCTCACGTTTAGTCAGATTAAATTCTGATGGGACTAGGGATATGTCTTTTCCAGCAAATATTGGTTTTGGCACAGTATTGCCAAATAACGGCAACATATACTCAATTGTTATTCAGTCTGATGGGAAAATAGTATTAGCTGGAGACTTTCAGGGTGTCAATGCCCAGTCTGAAAAAAATATTATAAGATTAAACGCAGATGGAACAATTGATACACAATTTTTAAATAATATAGGAACAGGAGTAGTAGGTGCAGGAGCCTCTGTTGATATTAAATCCTTGGGAATTCAATCAGATGGCAAAATTTTGTTGGGCGGAAATTTTACAACTTTTAACGGGACTACCGTAAATCGTCTTGCAAGACTTAACACAGATGGAACCTTAGACACTACTTTTACATCAAATATTGGGACAGGATTTAATCAAGCAGTTTTATCTATTGCAGTTCAGCAAGACGATAAAATAGTTTTAGCTGGCCGTTTTGAAACTTTTAAGGGCACTGCTTCTGAAGGACTTATAAGATTAAACTCAGACGGAACTTTGGATACTGCCTTTGCAAGTAATATTGGTATTGGATTAAGCTATTACGCTAATGATGTAAAAATACAGTCAGACGGTAAGATTGTAGTAGGTGGAAATTTTCAATCCATCAATAATTCTTTTAGTCAAGTAAACAATATTTTAAGGCTAAATTCAGATGGCACAAGAGACACCACAGTTCCAGTTGGATCTAAATACGGGGCAGATGGAGATTGGGTCAACGCACTAGCCATTGCTGCAAATGGTGATATATTCATTGCTGGATCTTTTCAGTCTTTTAATATTTTGCCAGCAATAAACTTTGCAAAGCTAAATAGCAGTTTAACATTTACTAATACAGGAACTAATGGTACTGTTCGTGCAATAGGAATTATGCCTTGGAACAATGGCCCCATTATTGGAGGAAGCTTTACTCTAATCAATAAAGATAGGGTTGCAGTGAACAATTTAGCACTTCTTAACCCAGATGGCACTTTGAATACTAGCACTGGATTTAATACTAATATTGGCTCAGGTCCAAACGGCACTATAAATGCTATAGTGAATAGCGGCAGCTATGAAGGAATTCTTATTGCAGGATCTTTTACTTCATTTAATGGTGTTTCGGTAGGCAGAGTTGTAAGGCTTAGCATACCAGCTATAGGTATGGGCGGTTTAAATACAACGTTTAACAATAATCTTGGTACTGGTGCCAACGCAGAAATAACCTCAGCATTTATAGATCGAAATCTAAAATATGTTATTGCTGGAAACTTTACATCATTCAACAATGTTTCACGAGGCAGGCTTGTAGGCCTTAATAGTGATGGTACTCCGAATACATCATTTAACACTAATATTGGTTCGGGAGCAAATGGAAACATTACTTGTATGGCTTCAGCTCAAGGACTTCAGGGTTTACCATATGGAATTATTTGTGGAGATTTTACAAGCTTTAACGGAGTAACTACAAATAAGGTTGCAATGTTTAGCGAGTATGGCCTAGAAACATCATTTTCAACAAACATAGGATCTGGACCTAATGGTGTGGTTAGAGCTGTTGCAGCTGCACAAGATCGGTTTTATGGTCCAGGACCAGCTTTTGTTTTAGGTGGAGATTTTACTTTGTTTAAAGGAGTGTATCTAAATAGGCTTGTTGGCTTAGATTCAAATGGTGCTCTAAATACAACCTTTAATAATAATACTGGGACTGGTGCAAACGGCCCAGTGACATCCATATTGTTTTTAAAAAATGGACAAATTTTGGTTGGTGGAGAGTTTTCAAGCTTTAATGGCTTCCAATCAAAACAGCTTGTAAGGCTGAACAAAGACGGAACTATCGACACCTCTTTTACTTCAAACTTTGGCCTTGGTATTGGCCCAGGCTCATCCACGGGTTTTACTTCTGGACAAGAAAGAGTCAATTCTATGATTCAACAGAATTCAGACGAAGAGGTCTTAGTCGGTGGAAAATTCGTAACTTTTAATGGAGCGGACAGTTCTTCCGTAGCTCGCATTGGTGGCGACTTTGCTTCATAATTTAACTAGGTTTATGATAAACTATATCTGGAGTAAACATGACTAGTCCATCTAATCTATATGCAGAAAAAATATTTAGCGAACATCCAATTGCGATGTGGTCGTTAGATGATGCAGCAGACTATGTCTCTTTAATATCAAACTCAAAGAGGGATGTCTATCGGGCATCTCCAGACTCTAATGCTTGGACTATTTCAAACGGTACAAAAGAACAAAATCTGTCTATCCTGAATGAACCACTACCTACTACATCAACTACAACGGTAAAAGCAATAATTGGACTAGAGCAGACTAACCAAATAACTTTGACTAGCTCAGAAATTATTAGCCCAGCTCTGATGAACGCAGATCTAGAGACTTTTTCTGTTAGTGCTTATATATTTGCCGCAAATCCATTTGTACTTTCTTACGAAATTGGATATACTCATGATGGATTATCCAATCCTGTTCTTAGAAAATTTGATTCTCAAATTAGTAATAGGTGGAGCTTAATCTCAGAAACCTTTAGTATTCCACAAACTGTAAATCCTATAAAAATGGTAATAAGAATTAACCACGTCAATAATGGTGGCCTACCAGACGAGTATAGATTCTATGTTAATGGGATAACTTTTGCACAGTGGTCAGAAGAATTCTTGGCAACATCCCCTGGTCTTTTTGGAGAACCTTTACCATCCAATGTCCCATTTAACTATCTTTCAATTCCTGCAAAATCATATGGACTACAAGACTTAGATGGCTATTACTTTATTAATAATGGATATCTTACTGCAAAAAACTCTGGGGTGCCAATTGTTTATGGATCGTCAAACGTTACAAGAATTTTGCCAAATGGATCAGATCCATCAGTCATAATTCCTGGTCAAGGATTCCTGAATGAGGCTGGAAGGTATAGAGAGTACACTGCTGAAATGTGGGTGAGAATTGACTCAAGAGCAACCTCTGCAACTAGAATTTTTGGTCCAATTGGTTCAACTGATGGTATTTATGTAGATGGTCCTTTTATAAAAATTAAAGTTGGAAACTCTGTTGGTGCCCATCCAATTACAGAGTGGTATCGACCAATGCTTCTAGACTTTAAAATATCTGAAGATTCGGCATCTTTGCTTATAAATGGAGAGCAAGCTATCTCAATTTCATACCAAACAGCGACCATTGAACTAGCACAAGAAACAGTCATCCTTGACGAAACAGAAAAGGATAACGACTGGCTTGGGTTCTATGCCTCAGAAGATGTTCCATTTTTAGATATTGACTGTGTTGCAATATACCCATACTTGGTGCCAGCCATTGTTGCTAAAAGACGATTTGCTTATGGTCAAGCGGTGGAGTTTCCAGAAAATGCTAATAGTGCTTATGGAGGAACCTCTGTTCTTATAGACTATGCTTTTGCCGACTACACTAGCAACTATAACTATCCAGATATTGGTAGGTGGGATCAGGGCATTGTAGAAAACCTTTTAGTAAAAGATGAGTCTTTATCAGTGCCAGAATACTCTCTGCCATCTGTAACTTTTGAAGATGAAACATCTGCTGCCTCTTGGTACGAAAGCCTTTACCCGATACAGGGCAGCAGCCCTTTCTTAAGCTTTATGGATAAGCAGGGCTACATATACTTTGATAATTTAAATGTTTTAACACAAGACCTAAAGGCATTATTTTTAGTATTTTCAGCTGTAGATATCCAAGAGCAAAAAGAAATTTTATTTAAAATACAAGATAAAACTAATTCTAATTTCCTAGAAGCATATATTCAAGGAAATACGCTTGTCTATAGTCTCAATGTTGACGGGGTATCCTCAGAAATATATTCTGCATTAACAATATTTGCTAATAAGACTACAGTCGTTGGAATTAGTATAGACAAGTTTGTATCAAGTTTTGGAAATGATGTTGCATCATTCTTTAACAATAAAAATAGGCTATCGCTTTTTATCGGTGGAGACCTCTTGTTTGAAAACACATTTTCTGGCAAAATAAATAAGGTTGGATTTTCGTCAAAATATAATCTAGATAAAATTTCAGAGCTATTTGATGACAATGGTTTGATGACATATTATAACTATGACGATCTTTTTACAGGCTATCCTGATGATGTATCGTATGATGCTGGAGATGAGTCTTTTGAGGATGATCCAGATTATACTGAGACTTTGGATGGTGGTACGCCAAGCTCAGAGCTATCAGATCTAGATGGTGGTAGTCCAGAATCCTATTCCCTATTAAGCATTGACCTTATAAAAACGTTTACTGCTAGCTATACTTTAATCCCCAAAATAAACTTTGAATCAGTTCAGATGGACGTTGCCATAGATGGATACTGGGAAGACTATCTACCCTTAACATATTTTGCACAGTATGTTTTAGATACATTTAATAAAAAATACTATGATTTAGATTTTATCCAATTTAATATAGACTATCCAGCCTTAGAAATTTTCTCTGGAGGAAAGTATAATACAGAGAATAATCTGGTAAAATCCTATATTTCTTTTCAGTACTTAAAGAGTCAGCCATCTGCAAAAAACTCTTATTTCACTAAAGTTTTGGCACCACAGAATGGAGTCATATCTCCAGGATCAGAATGGTTAACCACAAAATATGAGGTCGTAAACGGAACAATCATCTATCCACCAAAGGGAATCAGACTAACTGACGTGTCTATAGTCACACACCTAGAGTGGCAGGTTGATGGCATTAACTCAAACCCACTAACGATTAAAAAGCTTCAGCATGCCTCACAAGCCTTTAATGAAAGAACTTCTAATCCAGTTGGTACAAGATTTGGAACTTCAGTTTTCCCATACCTAAAATATGGATCTTACTTTGACTATAAGTCAAGAAATCCATACAAGATTTATAAGGGTAGCACCCCATACCTATACCTAACAAAGGATAGCGGTATTCAAAAGGTTGGGGACTATGACGCCCTAGTAAACCGTGGACTTTCTATACCAATTAACCAAAATCTAGCGGAGAGTTATCGGGTTATTGCTTTGCAGGCTTTTGTTCGGTATGGGCAAGAGAGATTCCCAGCAACTCCAGAACAAATCTTTGAAATAGAGAGCAAAGACACATACATTAAGTTTTTTATTGTTGCAAATGATGCTAGCGGTAAAAGAGCTAGAATTTATGGAATTAACGCTAAAACTGGAAGATTTGAGAATGGAATTGCCTTTTACTGGAACGGCAAAATTGTTAGAGAGCCAGTTATTACTCTTAGCGACTGGGGAGTTCTAGGAATATCTTTCCCAAGAATTCTAGACTTTGACTCTTATGTCGGTGGGTTTAGGGTAACTGGGCCAATGCTAATTAATAATGTTTCTCAGTATCAGTCTACAAATCTTCAGGAGATACAGAGGCAAACCCTCAGGTCTTGGTATACTGCTAAGTTTGATAATCTTGACGTCTATGACTGGGACTTCTGGAATGAAGACTATACTTGGAACGGAGTTCTTGTTTTCTCTTCGTCAACCTACTTTGGAATTAACCCAACTGATATTTACAAGACCTATACTGGTACAAACAAGATAATTATTGATGATGACAGGCCTTTACGGATTACAAACTATGAGTATAACAACTATCAAGGCGTCACTTGGCAAAATAAAGTCATAACTGCTGTATAGTATGGTATACTGTTGGTTATGGAAGACAAATTTGCAGATGCTATTGGTAAAGCTAAAGTAACACTCGTAGAGCAAACTGGATACTCTTGGGGAGTATATGTTTGGAAAAAGGCTAACGGTAAATGGTTTACTGATGGGAATGGCAACATTCTTAACATTCCATCCAATAAGGGTGACGAAAACCAGATTGCTAAGCTAAAGCAGGCAGCAGCCTACCACGGAGAGCCAGACGGATCCCCAATGTTTTTCCCAGGCACTGCAAGAATTAGCGATGAAGAGTACAGCGAGCAGCTTGACCGTATGAAGCAAGGGCTAATCCCATCACTTAATGATATTGGTGCTGTCATGGCAGCCAAGAAGACCCTAGAACTTTATGGAGATGAGTAATAATGTCAGATGACTATCAGTACCCAATTCAGATTTTTGCTCCAGAGCCAGAGCAAGAGGAAAACGTTTTCAAAAAGCAAGACCCATTTGCTAAGAAGTGGGAAGACCTAAAGTCCCTTTCTGGCCTAGAGAAAAACTTTAAGAGACGTTCTGACCGCATTGCCAAGTCATATGAAAGCCTAGACTTTACTGGAATAGACACTGCAAATCAGGGGTACCAGAACAGTGCTTTGGCAAGAAATACTGGAATCAACGGGTCATCCTCTAAAGAGATAAATCCAGGTTCTGTATTTCACAACGGGTATGGAATGTTTGACGTTATTACTCCACCATGGAACTTATACGAACTTGCAAATTATTATGACACTTCTTTTGCTAACCATGCAGCAATTGACGCCAAGGTAGAAAATATTGTTGGGCTTGGGTATGACTTCCACGTCTCGAAAAGAACATTAATGCAGCTAGAGTCATCTGATAATGATTCTGCAATAGAAAAAGCAAGAAAGCGTATCGAGAGGGCTAAGGTTGAGTTACGAGAATGGCTAGAAAGCCTTAATAGCGACGACTCCTTTACCAACGTGATGACAAAGTTCTATACTGACGTTCAGGCTACTGGAAACGGATATCTAGAAATTGGACGAACCGTTGCTGGAGAGATTGGATACATTGGACACATCCCAGCTACAACCATGCGTGTTCGCAGATTGCGTGATGGCTATGTTCAGATTATTGGACAGAAGGTTGTTTACTTCAGAAATTTCGGGGCAAAGAATCCAAATCCAATTACTGGAGATCCAAGACCAAACGAGATTATTCACTATAAGGAATACTCACCACTAAACACTTTTTATGGAGTGCCAGACATTATGTCTGCTATTTCATCTTTGCACGGAGATCAGCTAGCATCACAGTACAATATTGATTACTTTGGAAACAAGGGTGTCCCAAGGTATATCGTAACCCTAAAGGGTGCAAAGCTATCCTCTGATGCAGAAGACAAGATGTTCAGATTCCTTCAGACTAGCCTTAAGGGACAGTCTCACAGAACACTGTATATCCCACTACCAGCCGATACAGATAACAACAAGGTTGAGTTTAAGATGGAGCCAATCGAGGCAGGCGTTCAGGAAGCATCATTTAATGAGTATCGAATTCGTAACCGTGACGACATTCTTGTTGCTCACCAAGTTCCACTATCTAAGATTGGTGGAGGAGATTCTTCTCAGATAGCAGCAGCTCTAGCCCAAGACCGCACATTTAAAGAGCAGGTTGCAAGGCCAGCACAGGCAAACTTAGAGAAAATTCTTGGCAAGATTGTAAAAGAAAAAACAGATATCTTGGAGTTCAAGTTCAACGAGTTAACTCTTACAGATGAGATTGCTCAGTCACAGATTCTAGAGCGTTATGTAAAGACTCAGATTATGGTTCCGAATGAGGCACGTGAAAAGCTAGGCTTGCCACAGCGTCCAGACGGAGACGAGCCATTTGAAATGTCCACAAGACAGTCTGCAGATGCTAGAGCAAACACCGCACAAAATAGACAAAGAGATTCTGAAAGAGCAAACAACTCATCTGATAGTCCTGCCACCATATCTGGAAGAAATCCAGCTGGTGAAGGAAGATCTTCGGAATAACAACATTTTTATAAATTTTTTGTAAAAAGCCATTATAATTGAGATAACATGACTATTCAAAAGGCCCATTGGGATACAGAGGGCGACAACGTTCGCCTATCAATGCCGTTCAGTAAAGTGGACAAAGAGAGACGCATTGTCTCTGGCTTTGCCACACTTGATAACGTAGACAAGCAAGCTGACATAGTCACCACCGATGCAAGCCTAAAGGCTTTTGCCAAATTCCGTGGGAACATTAGAGAGATGCACCAACCAACAGCTGTTGGAAAGATGATCTCATTTAAAGAAGATAAATATTTTGACCCAGAAGCTAAAAAGTTTTACTCTGGCGTATATGTTTCAACATACATCTCAAAGGGTGCTCAGGACACTTGGGAGAAGGTTCTAGACGGAACTCTGTCTGGATTTTCTATCGGTGGAAGAATGAACAAATGGGATGACGGATATGATGAAAAAATGGATTCAAAAATTCGCATTATTAAAGACTATGATCTGGTAGAATTGTCTCTAGTAGATAATCCAGCAAATCAGTTTGCGAATGTATTATCTGTCGAAAAAGTTGACGGAGTAGATATGATTAAGGGCGAAAGCTTAGATACCCCAATTGAGAATGTTTTTTGGGATGCAGAATCTGGGATAGTCATGTTATCAGAAAATGATTCTGAGGTAAGCCCTACATCAAATACTCCAATGCAAAATATAGGTTTCGTTGAGAAGAACGATAACGAAAAAACAGATATGATAAAGTTCTTAGTTGATAGTGCTAAAGGCATTAATACAATTGAGATTAACAAGGAGGTAAGTCCTATGAATGAAGAAACAATCACAGAAGACGTCGTCGAGAAGTCTGATGAGGTAGTAGAAGAGTCACAGGTCGCTCCAGAGGCAGATGCCACAGCAGATTCTGTTGAAAAATCAGATGAAGCTGAAGTTGTAAAGACAGAAGATGAGGATGAGGATGACGCCCTTGGTGATTCCGATCCTATGAAGTCTAACGACATGGATGAAGACGAGATGAAGGCTGAGAAGTCAGATTCCGTTGAAGAGGTATCTAAGTCGGATGAGGTAGTTGTTAACGCAGTTGCTGAAATCCAAAGTACTCTAACATCAGCCTTTAGCGATCTAGCAAATACTGTAAAAGCTCTACACGAGCAGGTATCTGCACTAAGCAAGTCAATTGATTCTGTAAAAACAGAGGTAACAGAAGCCAAGGGACAGTTTAATGAATTTGGAAAGAGGGTAGACGCTGTTGAGGCTGACACCGCTTTTCGCAAGTCTGGCGATCTAGGCGAGATCGTACAGGAAGCTCAATCAGAACAGATTGAGAAATCCCTATGGGGCGGACGTTTCCTCAAAACTGCCGATCTATTTAGATAAAGAAAATCACTAGGAGGTGACAATTATGTCGGAAGAGATTATTAAGAACTATCCAGGTGCTGGTGCTAACGAAGTTAATGGCGAAGGAGCATTTGCGTCTGGAGGAATTGGTGGTGTGGCTGATCCAGGTTTAAATACACTTGGAAATATTCCAACCGCCAGCTTTGGTACTACAACTGGTCCTAATGCCGTGAATCCTTCGGGTGATGCGGCAAGCGGTATCCTACGCCCTGAACAGGCACGTCGTTTTATTGACTACGTATGGGA